ACAATCAATTTCATCATGTTGCAAAAGCCTTTTAGTATTTCTTTATCTTCGTATGTCATTTCAATTTACTCCGTTAATCAATTTATGTTTATTATTATAATAACAATAATTACAAAAGACAACCCCTACGCAAAAAAAATATTAATTTTTATTTACTGAAATAACTTGTTTTTATTATTAAAATAATATATAGTTTAAAAACATTAAATAAATTGAACCAAAAGGAAATAAAATGACAAACACTAAATATGTAAAAGTTATGCACATTGACCGAAACCTAGGAAATTGTGATCAGTGGGTAAACGGCACTATACCTGCACTTGAGCAAGCAGTATGTGTTGCCACGGTAGAGGTAACAGGAATGACAGACCGAGAAGCGTGCAACTACGCATGGGTAAACACGACACATAAAGGGGACATCGGTAGCGGCGAATTGGTCGTTACTAACTGGATAGATGATTGCGAGGCTAAAGGAATTACGCTTCATGTAGATAAAGATGAAGTTAGCGTCAGGTCTACCAACCCTTGCGACTTCATGGTTGTGTCAGAGAACGTGAAAGGCGGCTACTTAGCGGAAATGAGAGTTCAAGAGTGCTTTTCAACGCCTTACACAGACAGCGATTTTATCAGCCACAATGATGATTTTAGTATGTTAAAGCTGGTAGCGAGAGTGGCTAATTACAAAGAAATTTAAAATTATTAACGAGGGGGTAAAACCCCTCACAACTTGAGGCAAGATACGATGAAAAAATATACGTTTAAAGAAACAGCAGAAAGACGAGTACAGAATGCTGTTAAGGCTCTAGATAGAGTGGTGTTGTTAGCCCATCGGTCTAACTGGCAAGATGCGACAGATAATGACTATCAGGAAATAATGAGGTATCTCCAAGATAAATTTCAGAGCGTTTTAGGCGAATTAAAGAACGGCAGCTACACGCCAGATGAGTTCAAGCTAAAAGAAGGTGCGTAGCGAAAACAATAAACCATTGGCACAATAGGATGTAGTATGATAAAAAGTCTGCTACAGTATATTGTGTTTGATTTAAGGATAGCCAGATGACCAGAAATTTCGTAGAGATAATGGGGGCTGTCGGTAACATAAGTTACGATTCGCAAGAAGATTCTATACAGAATGACGAGAAGCATATCAGAGCCGTAACCGAAACTGACGATTCCTATATCGTAGAGTTTGGCAAAGATATGGCGGAAGAAACTTCTGAGGAAGAAGAAGAAAAACTTGATCCTCAGTATTTAGAGTTTAAAAGCACGTTAAAGCTAGATGCCTCTGAAGAAGAAGATGAGGAATACGGAGAGTTTGAGGGCTACGCATCTGTTTTTAACAACGTAGACTTAGGCAATGACGTAATTAAAACAGGGGCATTTCGCAAAAGCCTTAAAGCACGCGGTCATTTAGGCGTGAAATTACTGTATCAGCACAAGTCAGATATGCCTATCGGTGTATTTGATGAAATCAAAGAAGATGAACACGGCCTATATGTCAAAGGTAGATTAGCTTTAAAGTCTACTGCTGGGCGTGACGCATATGAATTACTTAAAATGGGCGCACTAGACGGCATGTCCATAGGGTTTAGACCAAACCCAAAAGAAATCACATACGATAAGCGCAGTAAGAAGCGCATGATCGGTGAAGTAGATTTAATGGAAATATCATTAGTTACCTTTCCTATGAACCCGAAAGCTACGGTTTTATCGGTGAAGGCTGATGTTGTTTCTATTAGAGAATGGGAAAATGGATTGCGAGATGCTTTCAATCTTTCACGTTCCGAGGCAAAAGTGGCTGCAAAAGCAGTCCATCAGGCGTTTGAAACTAAAGAATCAAGCGAGATGCTTGAACCTGTAGAAGATACAACTGAGTTAGCAGTAGCTATTAAACAATTAACATCAACATTAACAAACCGAGGATAGCAATATGTCTGACGATATAAAGCAACTCGTATCTGAACTTGTCCCAGCTTTTGAAGAATTTAAGAAAGCAAACGACGAGCGTTTGGAGCGAGTAGAGAAAGGTCTGTCTGATGATGCGCTGTTGAATGACAAAATCGGGAAGATTGAAGCAGATTTAGACCGATTAGAAGATGTCAATCAACGCCTATCACAAGAAAAAGCAGCACAAGACAGTGTAAATGAAAAGGTCGCAAGCCTTGAAACAGCACTAGCGCGTCCAGCTACAGGCTATGATGCAAAAAGCATTGATGAAAATGTTGCCCTATTTGACAAGTATTGCCGAAAAGGGAAAGAGTCTTTAGATCCTATGGAGCTGAAGGCACTTACTGTCTCTAACGATACTACAGGTGGCTATTTAGCTCCGCCAGAATATGTGAGAGAGTTACTTAAGTCAGTAACCGAAATATCACCTATTCGTTCTATCGCTAGAATCAGGACTACTTCACAACGATCAGTGCAAGTACCTAAAAGAACAGGTCAATTTGCGGCTTCATGGGTAGCTGAGAGTGGCACACGTTCCGAGACTTCTGGTTACACAGTTGGGTTAGAAGAAATACCAGCGCATGAAATGTATGCACTTGTTGATATTTCAGAGCAGGATCTAGAAGATACTGTATTTGATTTAGAAGCAGAAATGCAGTCTGAATTTGCAGAGCAATTTGCAAAAGCAGAAGGCACAGCGCACGTTTCTGGTAATGGTGTTGGTCAGCCTTTTGGCTTTATGTCAAACGGTGATGTTGCGCAAGTTGTCTCAGGACACGCGTCAACAATCTTAGCTGATGGCCTTATTGCCTTAGTTCATGGTATTAAGTCAGAGTATGCGAAAAACGGCACATTCGTTTTCAATCGCACTACCTTGTCTTCAATCCGTAAGCTAAAAGACACTGCTGGACAGTACGTTTTCCAAGCTGGAATGATGCTAACTGGTGGCGTAACAAGCTCTGTACTTGGACATCCTTATATTGAAGCAACTGATATGCCAAGCGAGGGTTCTGATACCTTCCCAGTAGCATTCGGCGACTTCCGTAGGGGCTACATGATTGTAGACCGTGTTCAAATGGCGGTTCTCCGTGATCCTTTCACACAGGCGACTTCTGGTAATGTGCGTTACATTGCAAGACGTAGAGTCGGTGGACAGGTTATCCAAGCGGAAGCCATTGTTAAACAGAAATGTAGCACTTAGTGGAGGTGATATATGAGAGATCTATCTAATAATATCGTACCTGCTAATAGTATTATCAATGCTGTTAAAACGGCTGGCGAAAACGGCACAGGAGTAGACCTACAAGGCTATGAAAGTGCAATGGTTGTTGTTAGTGTTGGCGCAGAAGGCGATACTTTAGCCGCAAACTTAAACTTCCAAATATCGTTGGAACATTCTGACGATGACTCTACTTATACTGACTGCGTACAAGCAGAAATCATTGACGGCACTATAGCCGCTGGTGGTATCTGGTTGATTCTTGACGGTACTGGCACTGCTGGTACTGACGGGAATCCGCATACAACGGGTGGTACTTGGTGGGTTGGTTATGTAGGCGGTAAGCGATATGTCCGAGTTGTAACTGCCAAAACTGGCACGCACAGCAGCGGAACCGCGATAAGCGCACTTGTCCTTAAAGGACTAGCACGCTCATCTGGTGATAACGCTAACGTAATACATAACGTATAACGAGCTATATTGGGTGGGGGGCTTTTGCTCCCCATTCATTTATCTGGGGGTAGATATGGGATACAAAATAATAGTACCTAAATCTGGGGCAGCAAACCTAGACGAAACAATTACCAAGACTTACGCAGCAGATGAACAAGTAGACGCGAAAGAGTCATGGCAAAAAGATTTAATGGAGAAGTTTGTGCAAAACGGCTGGGCTGTAGAAGTTAAAATGCAGTCAACCAATGATTTAGACACAGGTTCGCCAACAAAAGCTCCCAAAGCAACGAAAGAAGCACCAAAAAAAAGAACCAAAAAGAAAAATTGATGCTAATATAATTTGAGCAGACGCTTGGAATGGTAGATACCATGTAAACAATAGGATTGATTCGCATGAGTGCAGGTTACCACCATTTTGTTATAGAGCAGGGCGCTACATTTAGCCAAGTCCTTACGCTGACAGACTCCTCAGGAAACGTAATAAACCTAGCAGGATACGCTAGCGCAGAAATGGACTTACGCAAGAATCCAGAATCTTCAGCCGCAGTTGTAACTCTCACAACTGGAAACAGCGGTATTACCTTAGGCG